TCTTTTAACTGCTTAAGTGTGTTAGCAGTAGTATTAGTTTGTTGCATCTTAGCTAAAGCTGTTTGAGCTTCTGTTTGGTCAATGCCAACTTTTTGTGTCATCAAAGACAAAGCGTCGGAAAGCGCAGCCTGTTCTATTACCGGGCGTTCTGTTGAGACAACCGGTCCAGCAGATGCGCCCTGTCCTGCAGCGAGGACCGGACTTAAGCCTGCGGCACGGAGATCCGCAACACGTCGCTGAATAGACGTATCTTCCCGGTCGAACATTTTGTTTTGAAGATTTTTTTGGTAGTTGTATTGAGCTATACCAAGACCTAAGTTGCCTAAAGAGGCGGCGCCAGAAAGAGCTCCGCCTACTGCTCCTATTCCAGATAAAATGGACATTGTGTAACATCTAACCTCCTAAAATTTTGGTTTTAAGAGGCGTTAAAAGAGAGGGATTTTAACAACAACCGACATAAGCCTATCTTATCGGAAGTTACATACAAATTTTAATAAGGAGGTACTTATGCGTTTTAGGAGACGTAGAAGATTTAAATTTAGAGGTAGATTAAGAGGACAAGCTTTAGGTCGCCGTCGCGGTCGTCGTATTCGTAAATATGGCGTATCCCGTGGAGGTATACGATTATGAGATTTCGTCGTCGTCGTTCTTATCGTCGTTATAGTCGTATATCACGTCTTAGAAAGAGATTTTATCCAGTTCGTTTAGGTCGTCCTTTTAAACGACGTAGGAGGTTCTAAATGAAGTTTGTACGTAATGGTGATTTTCGTAATTATTTTTTTAAGTTTAGTAAACGTGGAGTACCAAGAAAAGGTCGTTATTATTTATTTCGTCGACGTAAAGGTTGGATTCGTAAACGTGCAAGTAGACGTTATCGTTTCTATAGGAGATTTTAATGTGCGATGTACTAAGAGTGTCCCTGTTAATACTAATCGTACTCGAAATTGCCGTGCTAATTGGATTAATGTTCCGTGTGGTAAGTGTCTTAACTGCCGTATAAAAAAACGTAGTGAGTGGACTTTAAGAATGATACACGAACTTAAATATCACGATAAAGCATCATTTATTACATTAACATATGATGATGATCATATGAATTCAGACTATTCCCTTCGCAAAAAAGATATCCAGGATTTTTTTAAACGATTTCGAAAAAGGCTAAAGAGTCAAAAAATTCGATACTTCTACTCAGGAGAATATGGCAAACTTTCGTTACGTCCACATTATCATGCTATACTCTTCGGACATGGACTCGAATTTTTCGACTGTCAATTAATAAAAGACTCTTGGACATTCTGTGACTGGAAGATGCTCGATGATCGTAAGTCATTCGGCTATGTAACAAGAGACAGCATACAATATGTAGCATCATACATCCATGACAAACTATATGATTATGAACGTTATTATATGTATGATCAAACTAACAGAGAGAATCCATTTCACGAATGCAGTAAAGGTTTAGGACGTCAATATTGCGATGACAATGCAGACGAACTTAGAGAAAAAAAGTACGTAACACTAAATGGTGTAAAGTATTCCCTACCCCGCTATTACTTTAATCGCTTAGGTTTAGATACCGAAGATTTCGCATACGAAAAATATCTTAGAGAGTGTGACAAAGTAGAAAGTGTAACAGGAATACACACAACAGAACATGGTCTATTATCTCATAATACCATAGCTCAAAATAATTATAGCGAGTACTGGAATTACATTAAGACAGTACAAGCTAATGATAAACAAAGAGCTCGTAACACACGAGTAAAATTAGACTTACACAACAAATCTAAAATTTAAAGCCTCTAACGGCTTGAGTGGAAAGGAGCTTAATCCTTTATCTTAAATTAGGAGATTAACAATGAAAAAGAAATTATACGCAATTTACAGTAAATCCGATAAGGATTCTAGTGTATTCTCAGCTTCATCAGAGCATGAGGTAGTAGATATTAGTTTTCAGGTTATATTTGATTCTGAAGACTTTGACGAGTTTTTTGATGATAATGGTCAACTTAATAAAAATAACGCCGATATTAACCTCCTGTTCGATGTGATAAGCGATTGGAGACTATTCTGTATTGCTGAATACGATTCAGAAAATATGAAAATATATAACATCGGTAATCATGATATTGATTTAAAATCACTTCTTAATGAAGTCAATAAGGCGGTAACAGTATGAGAGCATTTAAAAATGTAGGCTCTGTTCGCCCAGGACGTTCAGTTTTTGATTTATCACATGTAAGAACTATGACATGCGATATGGGACAACTTATCCCGGTAATGTGTCAAGAGATGTCACCCGGAGATTTTTTCAAATTTGGTAATCAATCTGTAGTTCGTATGCAACCTCTTGTTGCACCAATTCTTCATGAGATTAATATTTATGTTCATTATTTTTTCGTCCCATACCGTATACTCTGGGACGACTGGGAAAACTTCATAACCGGAGGTAAAGACGGAATGTTCGAAGCTTCCCTACCCCTCTGGTCTCCTACAGCCCCATTTAATGCAGATAAATATACTATAGCTGACTATGTAGGTATTCCTACCGGTGTAGATATTCCGGAAGATTTAATTCCTATAGCATTACCTAAAATGGCATATAATCTAACTTGGAATGAATTCTATCGTGATGAGAATCTACAATCTGAAGTTGATCTTATGAATGATGAAATACTATATCGCAATTGGGAGAAAGACTATTTTACATCTTCACTTCCATGGCAACAACGTGGTATAGCTCCTGCGTTGCCAATAACAGGTATTACTTCTGCTATTTTTACCGGAAGTATTCCTTCTGTTGATACTGATACTATGTATCATGTAGGTCTTGGTCCTTCCGGAACAGGTGATATGGCTGGAGCTGGCGGTGTTCCCGCTGCTGGTTTTCTTCGCCTTAGTCCTTCCGGAAGTCAAGGATTAAAAGACTGGCTTAATCAAAATAATGTCGATTTATCTAGTGCGTCAACTTTTGACGTTTCTGATCTTCGCCTTGCTTTTCAGATTCAAAAATGGCTCGAACGTAATGCCCGTGCCGGTGTACGTTATACTGAATTTCTTAAAGCGCATTTTCCTGTTTATCCTCGCGATGATCGCCTTCAACGTCCTGAGTATTGCGGCGGATCAAAGAATTCCATCATAGTTCGTGAAGTACTTCAAACATCATCAACGGATACTACATCGCCTCAAGGTAATATGTCCGGACATGGTATAAGTGTTGGAGATAATTATTCCGGTAAGTATATGGCTCAGGAATACGGAGTTATACTTGGAATCATGTCAATTATGCCTCGCAGTTCTTATCAACAAGGAGTTAATCGTCAATGGTTACGTCGGACTAAATATGACTTTTACTTTCCTGAGTTTGCTAATTTGTCAGAACAGGCAGTTATGAATGGTGAACTTTATATTACTGGTAATAATGACCAGGATATAGACATTTTCGGTTATCAAGGTAGGTATGATGAGTTACGTTATGTACCTAATTCTGTACATGCAGATATGCGTGATATATTTGATTATTGGCATTTATCCAGGAAATTTTCCGTAAGACCGTTTCTTAATTCTGATTTTGTTACATGTAAACCTTCTAAACGTATTTTCGCTGTACAAAATGAACATGGTTTTATTGTATCGTTTTCAAATTTAATTAAGGCATCACGCTGTATGCCTGTAATATCTGAGCCCGGGCTCATAGACCATCACTAAAAAGGAGTTGACAATTATGAAATTTAAGACTCAATGGAATAATAGAGTTTCTGACCCTGGTGAAAAACTTTCTCAAGTTAATATCACTGAACGTGTCGGATATGTTAGTACTGAGGACCGGATTAAATCACTTATTAGATCCGGTCAACAATTGCAATTATATCGTGCTTCACAATTTTCTTATGATTTTGATACAGATATCGATGATCAAGAGATTGATCCAACAGTTTCTAAGTCATTTGATTTTGCTGAGGCATTTGCACATTTGCAGTTACTTAATAGCAGAGCATTAACTCGTAAGAAAAAGGAGGTTAAAGTTGAAGAAGAGTTTAAGAAAGAAGTTGAGGAAGAGAGCAATGTCCCAGCTCCACCTTTACCTTTGCCTGAAGGTTCTTTTATAGCGCCTTCAGAATAAGCGCTATATTCCACTCTTGTTATGAATATAGCGCATTGACACCATCAGTGTCAAATTATACTATAAAAGTGCATCTACACTAAAAAGGAGGTTTTTTATGAGTTGGTTTAGTTCTATGGTTTCAGGTGCCATACCATTAGCATCAGCCGCCGGCGGTTTCGCTTTAGGCGGTCCTGTTGGCGCCGGTTTAGGATTTCTTGGCGGTAACGCATTAGTAGGTAACTACTGGGCAGGTAAAAATTATGATGCCCAGCAAGACCAATATAATTACTCTAGAGATTTACAACAGCAGCTTTTCGGTCGTGAAGATACATCAGTCGCCCGTCGAGCCTTAGACTTAGAGTCTGTAGGTCTTTCAAAAACACTGGCTGCCGGTTCCGGCGCCGGTGCTGGTTCAATAGTATCTACCACTGCCCCACAGCGTGATGTACCTGAGAATGATGCCGGATTAGTCTTAGGTCTTCTTTCAATGGATAAAGATTTCCAAATGAAGGATGCGCAAATAGCCAATTTAATACAACAGAATTCAAATCTAAATACTCAAGAAAAATTACTTAATGCACAAACAAAACAAGCTTATGCTCAAGCTCGTAAGACCACAATTGATTCAGATAGATCATCTTGGGATTTTAACTACATGAAAAATACCGGTCAAGCTGATACTATGAATCCTGTTATTAAAAAGTCACGTGAAACTTATCGGTATTTATTTGGTAATCCTGATTATAGTGAGTATAAAAAATAATGGATTTTTTAAAAGAAGGTTTACTTAATATTGAGCCTGGTCTTTTTCTTTGGACTATTATTATGATTATTCCACTTATTATTTCAGTTATATTTATAATTCTTTTTATAAGATTAATTATAGCTTTAATAAGATATTTGGAACGTAAAAAGTAGTATAGCAGTTACTTAATGTATCTTATCGGAAGTTACATACAAATTTTAATAAGGAGGTACTTATGCGTTTTAGGAGACGTAGAAGATTTAAATTTAGAGGTAGATTAAGAGGACAAGCTTTAGGT